AAAGCCCATTGCACCTGATGCAACTAAGGTGTCACAGGTCAACGAAGTGGACGGGTCACTAGACCAAATCGCTTCAGGTCTTGCTATCTGCATCTGCAATGATTTAAAACAAGCTGTTGAGTTCTTGACTCTTAAGCAAGTCAACATCGTAGAAACGTTTGAATCAACCAACACGCTGTTTGTTGAGGTTCCTGCATTCAGCGTATTTGATGAGTTCTACGAATCACTCATGCGCACAAAGTTGTTCATCAGTGTTGAGCCTGACTACATTCAGCCATTCGAGGCTAATGCAGAAATGACCATAGCACAGCAGTGGCATTTGAATTTATTCAAGGCACAAGATGTTTGGTCACTATTGCCGGGTGATGCATACGGTGAAGTTGCGGTGCTTGACATTGCGTGTGATGTAGATCATGAAGATTTGCAGGGCACTATTAGCGACAAGTCATGGAACTGCGTGTATGATACGGCCGATGTACGTCCGATTAGTGAGAATGAAAAGCATGGTACACCATGTAGCGGAATCATTTGCGCAAAGACTGGCAATGACACGGGCGTAAGTTCAATCGGTAACAACAAACTAAAAGTGCAATTCCTGCATATCGGTATGAACTCAAACAGCGGCGGCGGTTTCTTTACATCGGACACAATCGTGACGCGTGCTGTGAACAAAGCAATAGCTAATCCTGCATGCAGTGCAATTAGCATGAGCTGGGGCGGTGGTAACACATACCCAATGTTTGCTAATGCGTTGACACTTGCGAAGAACACAGGCCGTAACGGAAAAGGGATTTGTGTATTTGCATCGAGTGGTAATAATTATTCGTCAAGCGTAAATATTAATCCTGCATCGCTTTCTATGGTGCATGCCGTTGGCGCATCGGCACAAAACAACACACGCGCTGGATTTTCAAACTATGGAACAAAACTTTTTGCAGCGGCTCCGGGTGTATCTCTACCAACTACTGACCGTAGCGGAGCGTCAGGGTACAACACTACGTCGAATTATACTAACTTCAGTGGAACATCTGCCGCCTGTCCTGCTATGGCTGGCTGTGCTGCTGCTATTGTACTTGCTAATCCTGCACTAACTGAAAAGCAGGTAACGGACATCATCGCATCTACTGCGATTAAGAGTGGCGGTTATGTTTATGATGCATCGGGCAGGTCGCTAGAACTTGGCTACGGCGTTGTTGATTTGTACGCGGCTGTTGTCGCTGCAAAAGGTAGCACGGGTGAACCAACTCCACCACCTGCTGAAACAGTTAACCTGTTTGGCACTATTGCATCACCTGCGTCAACGCTTCAAGGCTCGCAAGTAACACTAACTTACACCGTGCAGCTTGACAAAGTGCGCACAGTAGACACAACGACCAACATTGCTGCCGAGTTCGTCCGTCCTGATGGATCTAAGTCAACTTTCTACACGGGCAATGTGACTATTGCGAAGGGCCAAACCACATTCACAAGCTCATTAGTTTACAACATACCCAATAACGTGACGGGCGTGGGTAAATTCAATCTATACATTGATGTGCAAGGTGCAATAGAAGAAAGCAACGAAAGCGATAACAGCGCAACCACTGCAATCAATATCACCGCACCAATTCCAGTTGGCAATTTGGACTTAGAATGCATCTGCACAGGTTACACTTGGCTTGCGCCTGACCGTGTGCGCATGGGTATTCGCGTAACAAATCGTGGTGCTGCTGTCGTGACTAGCTATAAACTTAAGTGGGAATTCGCAGGACGCACTGGCACATGGGATATTGCACGCACATTGAACACTGGACAAAGTGCATCGACTGGAAATGTGATGTACCCATCTGCAACCACTACATGGCCGCAAACATTCAAAGTTTCAGTGGTAAGTGTGAACGGACAGCCGGATAATAATCCTGCAAATGACGTTGGCACTTGCGTAGTAAACGCTATGTGATTATATTCGCAACCTCTCGAAAGAGTTTTGGTTTACCAGTTAAAAGTATTTAGGGTTTAAGCAATAAAAAGGGAAGCTAACGAGCCTCCCTTTTTTGTTGTGTTTACCCAAAGACACAAAGCCGTACGTATTCGGCAATGGTTGTCCCTGTCTGCTTAGCTGCTTTTGTGACTGCCTTCATTTCTTTCTCAGTCAATCGTGCGCTCACTCTTTGTGTGCGTGGTTGTGGTTCTTGTGCTTTCATTGGTTTGAATTTATACGGCTAATGTAGCCACAATTCCCCATGCAACAAAATGGCTGTTTTGCTACAATACCAAAATACCAAAAAATGTCAGATATCAAAAACCAAATCAAAGCTGTATTTGCAAAATACAACATTGAACCTTCTGCACTAGGTATCAAGTTTGAAGATGAATCAACTGAAGCAGCAGCAGAGCCTGCAACTGAAGTAAAGTTTGCCGTAGAAGGTACACTTTCTGATGGAACAAAAATCTACTCAACCGCAAATGAGTGGGTAGCTGGAGTTGATATCTACACACAAGATGCCGAAGGCAATCCAGTACCTGTGCCCGCGGGCGAATACATCCTTGAGGACGGCGTGACTATGGTCAGCGTTACCGAAGATGGAATCGTTGCACAAATCGGCGAGATGGAAGTTGAAACCGAAATGAGCAGCGAAGACCTCGTTGCCGTAATCGGTCAACTGTCAGAGCGCATCGCAGTGCTTGAGACTGAAAAGACAGAACTCGCTGCGGCGGTTGAATCTGCAAAGAATGATGCACAAGCTGCAAAGACTGAACTCGCTTCAGTTAAGAAAGCCCCTGCCGTTCCTAGCGTCAAGTCACAAGAATTCAAAAAGTCGAATGCGGTTGTTGCTTCGAATGGTACATCATTCAGCGACTTCATGGAAAACATTCGCGCAAAACAAAGTAAATAATTCACCTCATAATTCTATTTAAAAATGCCAACAACAACTTCACTCACCACCACCTATGCAGGTGAATTAGCTGGTGAAATCGTAGCAAAGGCTTTGTTGTCAAACGTATCCGCTGGATATGTAACAATGAAACCTAACGTACCTTACAAATCAGTAGTACGTAAAATTGATGACACTGTAACATTTGCAGCAGGCACTTGTGATTTCACGCCAACCGGCACGATCACTTTGACCGAGCGCATCTTGACTCTTGAAGAGTTCCAAGTTCAACGTCAAATCTGTAAGAAGGATTTCTTCATTGACTGGACTACTGCCGATGTAATGTCAGGCCGTGTGAACACACAAATCCAAGACGCAATCATTGAGCGTTTGACAGGCGGTATCGCTGCTGAAAACGAATCAGTAATGTGGAATGGTGTGAACGCTACTGCTGGTCAGTATGATGGATTCTTGACCTTAATTAAGGCAGGTGGTTCAGGTGCTGTATCTGCGGGTTCAGGTGCTTTGGACGCTACCAACATCATCGCTACCATTTGGGACATCATCAACACTGCAAACTCTGCTGTGAAGGGTGCTGCTGAAAAGCCTGCATTGTACATGGGTCAGGCTGCGTGGGAAGCCTACATGCAAGCGCAAATCGCTGCTGGCAACGGATGGTACTTGACAGGTGGTCCTGAGGTTAACCGTCGTTTTGTAGGTATGTACGATATCTACGTTTGTCCGGGTATGGCTGCTAACAACATCGTGTTTGCACAGAAGTCAAACTTGATGCTTGGTACATGGCAGGAGAACCAAATGAACGAAGTGTTCATCTTGGACATGCAGAACCTTGACGGTTCACAGAACGTACGTTACGGCGCACGCTTCTACCTCGGAGCGCAGATTGCAGTTGGTGAAGACATCACATACTGGGGAGCATAATCTTTAAATAATCAAGGGGGTGTAACAGCCCCCTTTTAAAACTATACAAAACATGGCTTGTGAATTAACCACAGGATTTACACTCGGATGCCTTGAGGGTATCGGAGGTGTTAAAGAAGTATTGATTGCTAACTACACTCTTGCGAGTGGTGCGGATTTTATGTCTGCTGTAACATATGATGCAGTAACAGGTGAAGTAAACGGTTTACCAACTGCAACCATCTACCGTTATGTGCCATTCCGCAACTCAGGTACTTACGTTGAAACCATCAACAAGAGTCTTGAGAATGGTACTTTGTTTTTCTCACAAGAAGTGGGATGGACTTTCGGTAAGTTGAATCAAGATATGCGCAACGAATTCTTGAACGTTGCTAAAGCAAAGATGATTGTTTTCGTTCGTACGAATGATGATCAAATCTTATTGGTTGGTACAACTGAAGGTTCTCAGCTTACTGCTGGTACTGTTCAATCAGGTGCTGCAAAAGGTGATTTGATGGGTTATCAGGTAACGACGACTGCAGAAAACCTTGAGCCTGCAGTACACCTTGAGCCTTACACTACTGAACCATTCGACAACTTCGCAGGAATTACAGTAAGCCCAGCTTACTAATCGCGCTTGCTGATTGTTTTTGTGTTTATTCATTGATTAAGAACGGGGGTGGTGTTACAACTGCCCCCTTTCAATATAGCGATATGATATATCTCCAAGTAAATAATCCTAGTCAGTTCATATATCTATCACTGGATGAGGCAAGGCAGTACTATGCCACGCCCTACACGCACTATTTGTTAGTGCTAACTCACGAAGAAAACAGCACCACAGGTGATAAGCTCGCGCAGGTTGCAACAATTGTGAATGAAAATGTGCGCATCACACAGCTTACTGTGACAACTGTTGGTCTTACATTAGCGGGCAGGTATCGCTACGAAGTGTACGGACAGAACTCACCAACTAATATCATCCCAACGAACGCCGCTGTGGTCGGCTTAGTTGAGAAAGGCTATGTAGTTTTGCAAGACAATACAACGTGGTTCGATGTTCCTTCTATAACTATCCCAAATGACATCATCTATGAACCATAATGAATCAAATATAGTATCTCTTAAACTTAGCGAGTACGTTGCTAAGTCAGACGCCGAAAGAGTAGACCGCAAAGGATGGGTCAACTACGGTGCAGACAATGATTTCCCGCAGTACTTGCGTGACCTTTCGCATGAGTCTCCAGTGCATGGTAGTTTAGTTGTTGCCATTGGTGACATGATAGCCGGGAAGGGTATCGAATCTGAACAATATCAGGCCGAACTTGATGCACTTGATATTGATGCATTGACGTATGCGTGTTCACATGATCTAAAGTTATTCGGTGGTTTTTACATCGAAGTGATTTGGAGCAACGACCGCACGGTGATTAGCAAACTGAATGCTATTCCATTTGAAGAATGCCGCATTGCGGTCAATCAGGATGATGACAGCGAGATTGGAATCTTTCACAGCTACGATTGGTCCAACACTCGCAAGAAAAAGAATACGCCTGAGTTCATTCCAAAGTATAACTATCTGACACGTGAGGCCGAGCCACGCCAAATCTATTGGTGCTTCACGTTCACAGGCAGTGACACATACCCACGCCCTGACTACTGGTCTGCTATCAACTACATCGAACTAGACAAGCAGATTTCAATCTTCCATATCAACCAAATCTCAAACGGTCTTTTCCCTTCAACCATTATCAACTTCTACAATGGGCAGGCAACACCTGAACAGAAGCAGCAGATGATGATGGACTGGGAGAATAAGATGAGTGGTGCGCGTAATGCGGGCAAGGTGGTAATGTTCTTTAACGAGCGTGACCAACCAAAGACCGAAATCACACCGTTTCCTGTAAATGATGCAGACAAACAGTATCAGCTGATGGATACTACTGCAACGCAAAAGATAATCACAGCACACCGCGTTACAACGCCGCTGCTGTTTGGTATTCGTGAGACATCAGGATTCGGTAGCAACAAAGATGAAATGACTACGGGACTTGAGATATTCAACAAGCAAGTCATCGAACCATATCAGGAGAAAATCAATCGCAGCATCACGGAACTGTTGAGCAATCAAATGCCGGGTGTGTCTTTTGAGATTGTACCAAATACGCCACTAGTAGCAGAACAAACATCTGTTGTAACCGATGCGAACGCAACAGGTACTACGGCAGATGTTGCTGCTACCGCTTTGAATGGTGCGCAGATTAGTTCACTCATTGACATCGTAATGCAAAGTAGTGCAGGAGCTGTACCTGTGAGCAGTGCTAAGGCTATTGTTGGGGCAGCGTTCCCAACGTTACCTGCCGCTGTGGTGGATGCAATCTTTGCCGATGTTATCGCAGGTTCATTGCAACCGCAAGAAGTCATCATGAGTGACGAAAAAAAAAAAGATGACAGCACAGTAGGTGATGCGCTAATCGCACTGGGTGAAGATGCGTCCGAAGATTGGATATTGATTGATGCATATAACGCAGATGAAGAAATCGAACACGAGTTTGCGGTACGCACAGGGGCAGCAAGACCAGGAGCAAAGAGTAGACAAGATGCCATTATCGATGGCAAATACTTTATTACTCGTTACGTTTACGCAGGTAGTTTTAGGCATGATAATATGCGCCCATTCTGTAAGAAGATGTTGGAAGCGGGCAAGCTATACCGCATGGAGGATATTGAAGCAATGGAGTTCATCCCTGTAAATCCCGGATGGGGGCCGAACGGAGATGACCTTTACGATTTGAAAAAATTTAAGGGCGGAGGCAACTGCAAACATTTCTGGGAAAAAAGGGTGTTCGTTGACGCGAAGGGCGCAAAGATTAATCCTAATGATCCAGACGCAAAGCGCATCGCTGTGGCAATGGCTGAACGCATGGGGTATAAGGTGCGCAATCCGCTATACGTAGCACAGCTACCCGAAGACATGCCACATCGTGGCTTCTTACCAACTAATCCTATCTACGGTAATCAATAATCAGAAATATGGCTGAAGTACTTTTAATATCAGAAAACTACATTAAGAAATACACCACTGTAAACGGTAGTGTTGACCCGAATCTGATGTACCCATCGGTGTACTTGGCACAGGATAAGTGGGTGCTTCCCTTTTTGGGAACTGACTTGATGAACAAGATTAAAAACGATGTAGCTAACAACACGATTGCGGGCAACTATCAAATCTTGCTTGAAGATTATATCCAACGTGCGCTATTGTGGTGGGTAATGGTTGACCTCACGCCGAACCTTTGCTACCGTATGGACAATGGCACTATTGTGCAGCGTCAATCTGAGGACACTGTGCCCATCTCCGATGTAGTTATGAAGGACATGATAGACCGTGCAAGGCAGAATGCGGAACACTACACTACGCTATTGGTCGATTACTTGTGTGCGAACGCTTCACTATTCCCTGAATACTCAACAGCGCAGTGGCCTGACCGTAGCGCACGCACTGACGTGACCAATACGCTCAACTATCAGTTTTCATCGGGCAACACTGCCACCTCTTTTCGTCCTACGTACTCTCGTAACATCATTAACCGAATACCATGATAGAAAAGAAATCACTTAAGCAAGATTACACCGAACGTTTGCGCAAGTATGAGCGCGAGCTGTCACTAAAACTACGCAGCAATGCACCCAAAGAGCAAGATAAAACTAAACGGTAGTGCGCGGCCTAAGTCGGTTAGTTACCTACTCCAGCTATACGATGGGGTGTGGTCTATTCCGCTTGCCTTTTTGCTTTTCTTCCTTGCCGGGTACGCTAGTTTTCGCTACTTCGGTGATGCACTCATTAGCACTGAATACATCCAGTACATAGTTCTTGCCGCACTTGTTATGGTCGTGGCTAACTTCGTTGTGTTTATGGGGCTGTATTTCAATTTTCGAGCACTTCAACGCATGGTATACTCAGCACAAATCAAACAGCAGGCACTAACTGATTTGAGCACATGGCAAAAGATACTGTTATACGTGGGCTTGTACTTTGCCTACTTTGCTGCGTTCCTGTATATACTTCATTTGCTGATGACGGTTACTGCGTAAGGGTAACAGCGTCTAGCTTTGTAGGTGTTAAAGAAAAGGGCGGGAACAATCAAGGATTCAATAGCGCAGAACTGCGTGCATTGATGGCAGCACAAGGCTGGAAACCCGGCTATGCGTGGTGCAGTTTCTTTGTCATGGCTATGCTGCATGAATGCGGTATTCCTAACACTATTAACGGGTGGGCGCCTACTGCGTACAATCGCAATGATGTAGTGTTTGATGGTGGCAAATTTCTCAAGACGTACAAGGAGGGTGATGTGCTAGTGATGACTTTGTCTTATGGATCTATGATGAAGAAAAGATTCAAGGGTATAGGGCATACGGGCATAGTCGATAAGATTGGTAAGTACTCAGTGCGTACAATTGAGGGCAACACCAACGAACAAGGTATGCGCGATTCTCGGACGCGTGATGGGGTGTACTACAAGATTCGTCCACTATCTAAAAATCTACACATAACAAGATGGAAAAAGCAAGGATAAATCCGATGATAATTTATGGCCTAGGCATACTTGCAACAGGCGTCATCATCATTCTACTATTTAAGGGATGCAATAAACCAGCTGCATCTCCTGCCGTTGACAGGTTGCATAGCTTAAATGACTCACTGTATCGTGTGATTGAATCAAATAACACAAAGACCGATTCACTATTTGCCAAAATAGACAGCATCAGAGCGTGGAGCGATACCATAGTACAACGACAGGAAATCACAAACCAATATTACACCAATGAGACATATACTATTCTTAATTCTTCTCCTAGTGCTGCATCAAAGCAGCTACGCACAACGCTCAAAAAGTCGGACAGCCTCCTTAAATCCGGATTTTACACCCGAACTTACGACCTACGACGTGCAGCTTTTCAATCTGAACTACAATAGCATGATGTATTGGTACAACACTTCACATGAGATTGATTCATTGTATCAACTGGAGAAGTTAAAGGTGCATTACTACGCCAAAATCACAGGCATACAGGCCAACAGCTACGAAACGCTAGCGACTATTTACGAAAACAAGCAGGCAATTGAGAAGGCAATAGGGGTGGAGAAGGAGATGCAGATAAAGGATTTAAAGAAGCGTAATAAACGGTTGATAATTCACAACATTGGGCTATCGGTGGGACTAACTGCGCTGGCTGTTTCATCTTTTTATTTAATCGTGTTATGATCAACATCGAACCAAAGGATATAATAACAATCGTAGCCGGTGCGGTATCGCTTTCAGGTCTTTACTATGCGCTAAAAAGAAACGTTGACAAACTAAACATCACAGTGCGCACTATGGACACACATCACAAAAGAGAAATCAGTGCTATACATCATCGCATTGATGAGATTAAAGATGACACGCGCACATCCATTGACAAACTTGAAGGAAAGATAGATGCTATTCAGAATCAGAACGCGATAATATCCGCAAATCTTGCGGAGCTTACAGGCTACATAAAAGCTAAACAATAACCAATATGGCAAGCAAGTATGTTCAAGTCTATCAAGAAATATACAATGGCAATGGCACACTAGGTG